CAGTCTTATTGGAATGGTTGGTGTGGGTTTAATAATGCAGACCTTAATCCTAATACAACTACTATTCAAGCTGCGTATGACCTTGACTATTTGACTGAGGGTGATGGTCTTTCTATTATGAGTAAGAACTGTAGTAATCATATTAACCTTTCTACTGATTGGGCTAAGAATCGGTTAATTGACACTAAGACTAATGTTAAATTTGGCTATAAGTATGAGGGTGAAAAAGAAGAACGTGGCTTCCGTAGTCAATGGATTGCCAAGTCTACAATGAATAATCCGGATGTAACTGTAGGTAAAGATGCTTGGGAAGTACAATATGAAGAGCTTGGTAAGTTTCCTAACTTTGACGACTCTTTTGGTGTGACTACATCTACATCTGAAGCTGGGGACGCTAAAACGGGCTTTATTACAGGATGGGGTACGGGTGGTACTAAAGATGCTAACTGGGCTGCGTTTGAGAAAGTATGTTACAATCCTGAAGCCTATGGAGCTTTAGCTTGTAATAATATATGGGATGAAGGTGCAGAGGGTACTCCATGTTCTTATTTTTATCCGCACGTTCAGTCTCTTGAAGGTCACATGGATGAATATGGTAATACTAACTATGAAAGTGCTTGGATGTCTTTCATTAAAGCTAAAGAGCATCAAAGACAAATATCTACTGATGCAACTTCTTTTATGCGTTGGTGTGGACAAAGAGCTAATAGTCCTGCAGAAGCGTTTGCACGTTCTGGTGAGAATATATTTCCTACTGAACTTATAGCTATGCAGTTAGCTTTTGTACAGAATAATAAAAAAGTTAAGCACGCTATGCGTTGTGGTACTGTAATGGCTAAGGATGGTAGAGTTGTATTTGTTACTAATGAAGAATTGGCAAGTATGGGTATTCCTGCGCACCCGCCTATTACTGATTTCCCTTTAACAAAGAACACTGATGTTCACGGATGTGTAGTTGAGTTTCAGCCACCTTATATTGACCCTACTACGGGTTTAGTTCCCGAGGGTTTATACGTTGCATGGCAAGACCCATATGCACATGATAAAGATGCTAAGAAGATTACTACTCGCGATTCGCTTGGTGCTACTTATATATATGAACGTCCTAATAATATAACTCCGAGTAGAGGTGGCATATGTGTAGCTTCATGGGTCGGTAGACCTCCGCTTATGGATACTTATAATAATACTACTCTACTTTTACTTATGAAGTATCGAGCTAAGATGTTATTTGAGAATGATAGGGGCGACGTTATACCTTTCTTTAGGAAGCATAAAGCAACTCACTTTTTATTTGAAGAACCTGCTATGTTGTTTAATAAACAAGTACAAGGTAAGATAGGTCGAGGTTGGGGTATGCATATGACCGAGGAAAGGAAAGGTACTGGTGCTATTTATCTAAGAGATATGTTACTGACAGAAGTAGGAAAGAGTGATGATGGTGTTACTCCAATCTACTTACTAAACTATATTTTTGACGAAGCTTTTTTAAAGGAGCTTATTAAGTGGTCTAATAAAGGCAATTTTGATAGAGTTAGTTCATGGATTGTTGGGCAGTTCATTATTAAAGAAGTTGAACAACAATCTATCAAGCTGCCTAATGTTCATAATAAGAATAGCCTTTTTAATCGTGATTTGTTTTAAATAAACGTAACACTAAACGTATGGATAAAGAAAGACATTTGTCTTTAGTTCCTGAAACTAAAGAAGACGTAAAGGCGATAGTAGATTATCATATTAGAATGGCTAATTATCTTTCTGATGAAAAATCTAAATTGCAAATACTTTATGACGCTGCGGAAGGGATTATAGATAACGAAACATATAAGTATGTCTTAAATCCTCTTAATACTGATAACGAGAAATTAAAGCGTTTTCCTGCTAAGCTTCGTAACTATGATATTATAAAGCCGGTTCTTAATTCTCGTATGGGTGAAGCTGGAAAGCAGCCACATCGACCCATTGTTACTATCGGGAATGAAGACGCTTTGACCTTGAAAAAGGATGCACAGATGCAATATTTTGCACAATACGTTGGACAAGATATTATCAATCACCTTAACTCTATGGGTGTCGATACTGGTCAACCTTCTAAAGCAGTTCCGGGTTACGATGAAATTAATAAAAAGTTTGACCTTAATTATAATGACCATCGCGCAAAACGCGGTCAAGGTGCTTTAGATTACATTTATCGTAATCAGGATTTGGAAGACAAGCGTCAAGAAGCTAAATGGCACTGGTTAGTTGGTGGTCGATATATATCTTATAAAGACGTTGCTTATGGTGATGTGACTTATGAAATATGTGACCCACGTGACATTGTTGTAACTGCTTGGGGCAATACACAATACGTTGAAGATGCAGATGGCGTTGTTTATACTCGTAAGATTTCACCTAACTTTTTGTTAGAGAATTGGCGAGATGACTTAGAGCAGTCTGACGATTATGATGAAATTGTTGACTGGGTATTAGAGCGTACAAGTGATGGAGTTTATACTTCAGAAGCTGTTAATTTGCGTAATGAAAACATTACTCATAATAATAGTAACGGTACATTTGGTACAGAGAATATGTTTAATCTTTATCAAATAACTGTAAAGCTTGTTAAGAAAGTAGGAGTACTTACTTATACTGACCCTGATACTGGTCAAGAAGCTAAGATGCCTGTTGATGGTAAATACAAAATACAAAAAGAATATGGTGATATTAGCCTTGATTGTTTTTATGTCGATGAAGTTTGGAGCTTCTATCAAATTGAAGACAAATGGATATTTGGAGCTGCCCCACACCCTTTGCAACGAAATGAGATTGCTAATGTAGGTACTTGTAAGTTACCGTTTAACGGTCGCATTATGGGTTATAATACTGGTTCTATTTGGTCGGTTGTTAAAGCTGGTCTTAATTACCAAGTACTTACTAATATTTTTATGTATCGTCTTGAGCATACGATTGCTAAGAATAAGGACAAAATGGTTTTGTTTCCACTTGGTCTTATTCCTGACGGTCCGGATTGGGGTGAAGATAAGTTTATGTACATGGCTGAAGCTCTTGGCTTTATGTTTTGGGATGAAACTTCTGAAAAAGCTGCTATGGCTATACAAGGTATTAAAGAAATTAATCTTAGCTTTGGACAGTTTATTGACCAACAATGGAATCTTATTGCAAATGTAAAGCAGATGTATTGGGATGAAGTTGGTATGAATCGTCAACGTATTGGCGATACTTACGCTTCTGATGGTAAAGCTAACACTGAACAAGCTATCTTTAGAGCAGCTATTATTACGTTTGATGAAGATAGACAATTTGACAAGACGTTTGAGAAAGACTATCAAGGTCTCCTCGATGCTAGTAAAATTGCTTATGCAAATGGAAAGAAAGCTCAATTTGTTACTAGTGAAGCAAGTATTGCTTGGTTTGAAATGACACCTGATGATGCATTAAGTCATATGGAATCTGAATATAATGTGTTTGTTAAGAACACTTCAGATGAATATGATAAGCTTAACTTAGCTAAGTCTTCACTTCAGACTATGGGGCAAAATGGTCTTACACCTGATGGTATGATTGAAGTAATTGCTGCTAATAATATTGCAGCTGTTAAAGAGATTGTAAAAGCTAATGTTCGTAATGAACGCGAGTTCCAACAACAGTTGCAAGAACAACAAGGACAACAAGCTCAACAACTGCAACAATTAGTTATGCAAAACGACGAAGCGGATAGAGAAACTAGACGCTACGTTGCTGATAAGCAATATCAAGGTATGGTTGAAGCTGCCGCTATAAACGCGGATGCTGACTTAGTTAAAATGTACAATGATACGATGGCTATGTATGATGAATCTGAAGGGGTTGATAATACCGATGTCGAAGACGCTAAAGCTAGAATTGCATCTTATAAGCAAAGTGCTAATGAGCGTCAACACGGTGATAAAGTTCGCCTCAAAGAAGAAGACCAACGTATTAAACGCGAACAGATGAATAACGCTATGAGAATAGCGAAAGAGAATAAAAACTAATGTGATTTTCTAACACAATAATTTTCTTACTATGCCTGATAATGAATTTAAGCTTGATTTAGGTGATGACGTAGCTAAAGGTTTAGCTGCCCTCGGTGGTGATAACTCACCTAATACTGACCCACCTGTAATTCCAATTGTACCGCCGGTTGAACCTCCAGTTACAAATACTGATACACCTCCACCTGCTGATAACAACGAAGAGGGTGAATACTTTGAATCTGAAGCCGGAGATATCGTTGATGCTAAAGGGACAATCATTGTTCCTAAAGACAAGATACAACGTGACGAAGAAGGTAATGTTATTTTACCTGAAGAAGCTGATACTGCTGAAGTAGAACGTATTCGTAAAGCTCTCGAACTTGAGCTCGGTGTTAATTTTGTTGACGAAAAAGGTAATGCAATTGCGTTTCCAAACACTGACGAAGGTGTAGTTAACATGGTCAAGACTGCTGCCGAACATATGCAGCAACAATTTGAAGCTGATTTCTTTGGAGAATATCCTATCGCTGCTGACCTTGTTCGCCACATTCGTGCTGGTAAAGCTATTGATACATTCTTTAATGTGCCTACACAATGGCGTAAAACAGTTATTCCTGTTGACAGTGACAAGACTAAAGAAAGCAATAAACTTCTCCGTAAAGATGTGCTTCTGCAAAAAGAAGTTATTTCTCGTGCTGGTGGAAGTTTGGAACATCTTTCTAAAGTTCAATTGGAAGCTATCAAAGCTGAAGCTGCAGAATACGTTGAATATCTTGTAAGTACTGGTACTGAAGTTGAAAAAGCTCAAAGCGCTTTGAAGTATCTTCAAGATTGGGAGAATCAACAAGAAACTTCTCGCGATGCTGACAATCGTGCTATTCTTCAAGAGAAGCAAAAAACAGCTCAAAAGTTTTGGAGCGATGTAAAAACTACCGTTGAAAGCGGTAATCTCGGCGTTGCAGGTATTCCTAAAACCGAACGCGAAGCTTTCTTTAATTACTTAGCTACGCCTGTCGATAAAGCTGGTAATACACAAGAAATGTTAGACCTTGAAAAAGAAGACATTAAGAACCGTCTATTCTTGTCTTATATGAGGTTCAAGAAGTTCAATGTTGATGACGTTTTAAAAACGAAGTTGTTGACGCAAAAAGCTGAAGAGTTGAAAGGTCGCGGTCATAAAGTTGTCAAAGTTAAATTTGGCACTCAAGATACACCTGGAAAACCTTTGGATATTGGTAACATTAATCTTGATAAAATTCTCGGTTAAGTTACACAATAACTTACTATACATATTGTTCAATTGATTGATTAATTTATAAAACCATTTAGTAAATGAGTACAAATTCCGCTTCGGGTCGTATAGTTTACCACGATAATTTCGATAGTAAAGGTTTTACTAACGAAAATAGCTTGGTAAATGCATACTTGACTAAGCCCGATACTATCGACCCGGTTATGACCCATCTTATGGGTAAAGAATCGGACAAATTTCCACTTTCTTTTTTATCTGAAGGGCAGAAGGGTGGCACTGAAGTTAAAGATGTTCAATATGAATGGGATGCTATCGGGCGCTTGACTAAAGCGGATGTAGTTATCTCTTCTACTTATACTGCAGGTTCTAATCCTGGTATCAGTATGACCAACTTTACGGTTACGTTTAAAACTTCATGGCTTAAAGTACAACATCTTATCGAAAGTGAGAATGGTACAGTTGCCGTAGTAGTTAGCCGTCCAGTTCAAAATGGTCTTTATTGGGACTATACACTTCAACTTGTAGGTAGTGACCTTTCTGCTTCTTGCCCTCTTCAAGACCTTGTACCTGGTACTAAATGGGCTATGAATGGTGGTGCGCCTGTTGCACAATCATTGTCTATGGGTAATGAAAGTAACGTTGTCACTCCTGGTAAACTTCGTAATCAGCTTAGCTTCCTGCGTAAGTCTTTCCGTATTGCTGGTAATATTTCCAACAAAACTGTCGAAGTTATGTTCGACATTGATGGTAAGAAAACCAATTTGTGGATGAACTGGGAACAGTGGCAGCATAACTTGGCTTGGAAAGAAAGTATTGAAGAACACCTTTGGTATTCTAAATACAACCGCGATGCAAATGGACGTATTTATCTGAAAGACCAAAGCACTGGCTTACCAATTCCAATTGGAGCTGGTGTTCTCGATCAAATTCCTAATCATGACACTTATTCTTTTCTTACTGCTAAGAAATTAAAGAATACAGTTCGTGACGTAATGTTTGGTGCTACAGATACCGGTAAAATGGATGTCGTTTTATTCACGGGTCTTGGTGGTATGGAAGAATTTGATAATGCAATGAAAGCTGA